AACTAATCTTAAAGCCTTCAATAAAAAGCTAGAAAAAAGGTTGCAAGATAACAAAGTCAAAGAATATGTGACTCGTGGAACTATGATGGTTCAAAACACAGCTAAAGAAAGTATTATGAAAGGTGGTACTGGTACATTATACGAGAAGTATGAACCAAGAAGAAGTCATAGAGCATCTGCACCAAATCAACCACCTGCAAGTGATACTGGTTTTTTAGTCAGTCAAATAACAATGAATGTAGATGTTAAAACAAATGGCACTGTTGTGGGTCAAATAATATCAGCAGCACCTTATTCAGCTGCCTTAGAGTTTGGAACAACACAAATGACTGAAAGACCATTTATGCAACCAGCATTAGAAAAAAATAGAAGAAAAATACAAAGCATGTTTAAAAAAGGTGTCTTGAAATGAGTATAGGACAGTTTCAATTACAAAGTGCTGTGTACACTGCTCTTAATGTAAGTGCAATCACAAGCACATTATCATGTGGAGTATATGATGAGGTTATAGAAGGTAATACATATCCATTTATTACACTTGGTGAAGAAACTGCTATTGATTATGGAACAAAAGACATAAATGGTGGTGAATATACTATCAACATACATATTTGGTCACAATACAAAGGTTCTAAAGAAACCAAAGAAATAATGGACAAGGTACACGATTTATTGCATGATATAGACTTAACTGTTACTGGTTTTAATCTAATTAATCTTAGATTTGAATATAGTGACATAATGAGAGACCCAGATGGTGTTACTAGACATGGAGTCATGAGATTCCGAGCAATAATATTAGGAACAAGCTAATTTATTAAAGGAGAAAAAAATGGCAGCACAAAAAGGTAAGGATGTCTTAATAAAGATAAATACTACTAGTACAACATATGTAACTATTGGTGGATTAAGGTCATCTTCAATAACATTGAATGATGAATCAGTAGATATTACTAATAAAGATAGTAATGGTACTAGAACACTTTTAGCAGGAGCAGGTGTAAATAGTATTTCTATTAGTGGTTCAGGTGTATTTACAGATGACACAGCAGAACAATTAGTAAGAACATCATTTCAAGCACAGCAAAATACTTCAGATGGTTCTTCAGCACAAGCCCCAGCTTACAAAAACTTTGAATTTGTTATACCTGATTTAGGTTCATATAAGGGTGCATTTCAAATAGCATCTATTGAATATGCAGGTGAGTATAATGGTGAAGCAACATACTCAATGTCTTTTGAATCAGCAGGTTATATAACATTTGCATAATGAAAGAAGTCAAAATAAAAGTAGGTGATGAACTTTTAGATGGTTTACTAAATAAAAATGAACTGATTTTATCTAACGATATAGAAGTTGGCGATCAAATTAATATTGATGGTAAAAATCATAAAGTTCTATCTTCAACTGTAAACTATAGAGACGATATATTAGTAATAAATCTTGCAGACGCAAGTAAACCAAAAAAGGAGAATAAGTCAGATGGCGAATCCACTAAAGGGTGAAATACCACTAACATTAGGTAAAGAAACTTATAAATGCAGATTAACTATTGATGCATTGGTAAGAATAGAAGACGAACTAGATAAAGGCATTTTAGAATTAGCTACTGCCATTGCTGAAGCTAAAGTGCGTATCAGAACTCTCATAGTTGTTTTAAAACATGCCTTAAGAGGTGGTGGCAACGACTTTGACGATAAAAAAATAGGCTCAATTATTCAAGATGTTGGTATAGTTGTAGCATCAACCGAAGTAGCTAAACTCTTAGCTTCTACATTAACCGACCACGACTCAGATGAGGAAGTAGATAAAAAAAAAGCGGAAGCGTGAATACTCAACCAATACAATGGTCTGACTTCTATAAGATTTGTGTTGGTATGATGAATATGCGACCTGACGATTTTTGGAACATATCTCCTCGTGAAATGTATTTAGCTTTAAAAGGCTTTAAACAATTTAATGGTTCTACAGAAGAAGAAGCACCTATGGATTCTGCAAGGTTAGAAGAAATGATGGAGTTATATCCTGATGGCTAACCCTATTGATAAGTTAATAATTCAAATAGAAGCTGACACTAAACAGCTTAAAAAAGAATTAAAACAAATAGAAGGTAAGATTAAGACTACAGGTGCTGCTGGTGGTGCTGCTTTCGGAGGTATGGCAGGTGGCTTATCAAAAGTTAAAGCAGGTGCCATCGCATCTGTAGCAGCTTTTGCAACTATGGGTGTTGCTTTAGGTAAAGTTGCACAAATTGGTTCACAATTTGAAGATTTAAAAGATTCATTAGACCAAGTTTTTGGAAGCATGGAAGCAGGTGATGCTGCTATGAAAAGAGTTTTTGATTTTGCACAAAAAACACCTTTTCAAATAGAAACAGCAACAAAAGCATTTATTTCTCTTAAATCAGCAGGTATTGAACCAAATGATAGAATGCTACAAACTTTTGCAGACACAGCATCAACTTCAGTTGACCAATTAGGTGTTTTTGAAGCATTAATAAGAACAGTACAAAGGTCAGCTTCAGGTGGTCTTGGATTAGAAGAACTCAATATGGTTATGGACAGAGGTATTGATGTTCTTGGTATTTTAAATAAAGAATTAGGTTTATCTAAAGATGAAATCGCTAAATTTGGTGCTACAGCAGAAGGTGCTAAGTTAATTACAGATGCATTAGTTAATGGATTAGAAAGACAGTTTGGTGGTGCAATGGCTGCTAAAATGGATAATTTATCTACAAAAACCTCTAATATGACGATTGCTTTTAAACAACTGGCAGACGATTTGTTTAAAACAGGTCTTGGTGATTTTCTTGGAAGAATGGCAGACAGACTCACACAGATGGCTAATGCAATCACAGCAGCATCGGCAGCATCAAGAGGTGAGGGTGTTGGTATAACTATGGGTACTGACCCTATGGAAAATATTAGAAGACTTGAAGCTGAAAAAGCAAGAGTAAGTAAAAATATAATTGCTGCTCAGATTGACCCTAACACAGGTCAAGTTATGGCTGATGCAAAATTCCCTGAACATGCTGCAAAAATGATTGATGTATTTAAAGAGGAATTAAAAGTTATACAAAATATAAACGCTGAACTAGATAAACAAGCAGATATTTTATTTGATGAAGATTTATTTCAAACAGCAAAAGAAAAAAAAGAAATTGATAAACAAGATTTAATGAGAAAAGGTGAGTTAAGAAATGCCTACACTTTCCTAGCTAATGAGATTGTTAAATTAAAAGGCAATGAAGATGAATTAGCTTTTGCATCAAAAAATTTAGGAGAAATATTTAAAGAAAATGAATTAGCTTTTGCACAAATGGGAATAACTACACTACCACAACTTGAAGTAGCTATGTCAAAAATAAAAGATTCAAGCGTAGATTTAGAAAATACAATGAGTGATGCTTTAGCACAAATATTAGAAAACGCTTCAGATACATTTGCTAACGATTTTATAAATTCATTACAAGAAGGTGAGAATGCTTTAGTTTCATTTAGAAATTTGGTAGGGGATATGATTCAACAAGTAATAGCTGAGTTCTTAAAAATGCAAGTTATAAAACCATTAATGAACGCTTTGTTTACTGCTGTTGGTTTACCAACATTACCAGCAAAAGCAGGTGGTGGAACAATACAAGGTGGTAGAGCCACATTAGTAGGTGAACGTGGTCCTGAAATATTTGTACCTAATACTGGTGGTACTATTATGAATAACATGAACAGCAAAAATGCTATGGGTGGTGGAACACCAATTAATATATATCAAAATCTTAACTTTGCTACTGGTGTTGTTCCAACAGTAAGAGCAGAAGTAACCAAGATGATGCCACAAATAGCAGATGTCACAAAAGCAGCTGTACAAGAATCAGCAATGAGAGGTGGTACATTTAGAAGGAGTTTAGTAGGTGGCTAAAATAGTAACAATGCCAAGCACCCCTAATTTTATTAGGAGTAATTTTGTTTTAAGACGTGCTGTGGGTAGCATCGCTTCACCTTATACAGGTAAAGTAAGAACACAAGAATATGATGGTGTATTTTGGGAATCTACAGTATCACTACCACCTATGCGTAGAGATGTTGCTAAAAATTGGCAATCGTTTCTTTTAGAACTTAATGGACCAGTAAATCATTTTAAATTTGCAGACCCTGATGCTTTAACCAATCTAGGTACATATAATGCTGACGATCTCAAAGCAAAAAATAGAGTTAACGAAACAAGTATAGAGTTAGATTTTTCTGCAACTACACAAACAATCACTGCACCATCTAACACAACACCTTTTTCTAATGCTGTAGTGGGAGATTTTATTGTTGTCACTGGTTCAGCTAATCCTGAAAATAATGGAACACACAAAATAACCACAATTACTAATGCATATACAGTAGTTGTAGAATCTGAATCAGGTGGTTTAGTTACTGAAGCTGATAAAACAGGTTGTAAAATACAGTCAAATCGCAAAGGTGCAACTGGACTAAATTTAGCATCAAGCACAAACAGTGCAACAGGCACAATATTGAAAGGTGATTATCTACAAATAACATCAAGTTCTACAGCAGGTGCTAATCCAGTTCAATACGTTATGGTTACACAAGATGCAACTTTAAATGTCATAAGTGGTGCTGATACATATGGTGTAAAGATACAACCAAAATTAAGAACAGCTATCACTGCTAATCATTTAATTAGATTTGCTACCCCAAAAGGATTGTTTAGATTGACAAGTAATGACATTGATTGGGATGCTGACAACATATCTAACTATGGCATATCTTTTTCATGTATTGAGGTAGTTTAAATGTCTAATAGAGGTGGCATTGATAGTTCAATAACAAGCTACCTAGAAGCAGACCATCAAATATTATTCTTAGCAGTCAAAGCTGAATTTGATACAGATACTATTAGACTTTGGTCAGGTGATTACAGCTTAACGA